TGCAAAGCTCCGCCACTAGGGATGGGTGCGTCTTTTACAAGATGAATATCGTTAGAACCATCGTTAATGTATACTTCAACATTAACTGTGCTTCCAGTTATATTTGCTAGATGTATTCCTACTACAGTATCATAACTATCAAAGTTAGAACCATTTGGGAAATCAACAGCAGATGTACCGATATTGTTTTCAGTATATCTTCTAAAATTTTGAGCCATCTATTTTCCTCCTAAACTATAATGCGATTGCCATCGCTGTTGCGAACCCTTGACTAGAAAAACTCGCATTGTTTTCTACTAATGTTACAACTCTCGATAGAGCTGCTTTTCTATTTGTACCACCTGCACCATCATCTACTGCAATTAAATCTGATGTAGTTAAATCTGCTCCAATGTCTGTAGCTCCGTCAATGTCTACAGCCGCAAGTGAAACTTTGTTTGCAGTTGAAATTGTAGATAGTTTACTATCCGCAATACTACCACCTAACATAGTGTTTGATACACTACCAGTATCACCTGTTCCAACTAATGTACCAGAAGCTGTAGGTAAAACTAATACTGCACTACTAGCTGCTGAGTGTGGTGCTGCTTGTAATGTTTGTGCGTGAGCATTTGAAGACTCACAATAAAATTTAACTTTAGCTACATTACCTGTGCCTGTTCTAATATCTATTAAACCATCTGATACTGATACACCACCAGAACTTCCGTTACCATCAAGATTTACTACACCACTTCCATTTGGTAAAATGTCAATGTTTGCATTTGATGTAGATACAATGTCATTACCATTAACATCTAAGTTACCACCTAGTTGTGGACTTGTATCTTCTGAAAGATTTTCTAATTCATTACCTGTTGCTTGAGTTACAGAAGCAAAAGATAATGTACCACCGCCATCTGTTTTTAAGAATTGACCATTAGAACCATCGGCAGTTGGATGAGATAAACCATCTAGTATTACTTTACCAGAACCATTTGGAGTTATTGCAATATTACCATTTGATGTTGATACAATTGCATTTCCGTTTATATCTAAATCACCACCAAGTTGAGGTGTAGTATCATCTACTAAGTTAGTAGTATCTACTGTTTTACTTGTAAATGATAAATTACCAGCACCATCTGTAGTTAATACTTGTCCATTTGAACCATCTGATGTAGGATGTGAAAGACCATCTAAGATAACTTTACCAGAACCATTAGGCGTAATAGAAATATTACCATTAGAAACAGAAACAATAGAGTTTCCATTTACATCTAAATTACCTCCTAGTTGTGGAGTTGAGTCACCAGATAAATCTGTATTTACTGTAGCAAAAGCTAAGTTACCGCCACCATCTGTTTTTAAAAATTGTCCTGCTGAACCATCAGAAGTTGGGTGTGATAATCCATCAAGAATAACTTTGCCCGAACCATTAGGTGTAATAGATATGTTTCCGTTTGACGCAGAAACTATTGCATTACCATTGACATCTAAGTCACCACCTAACTGCGGAGTAGTATCAGATACAACATCTGAAATACCACCAGTAGCAGAAGTTACATTTGCAAGTGAAATTTTCTTTAAACCCGCATCTGCATCGTGAATTAATAAATGGTCGTTAGCAGTATCAAAACCAGAAGTTAAAGCTGTTTGTCCACTAATAACATTTGCATTTAACATCGCAGTTTCTACTGCACCAGAGCCAATAGTTGTAGCTCCTGTTGAACTAATAGTTACATCGCCAGATACAGTTTTATTATCAAAACTATCTGAACCATCATAAATTAAAATTTGTCCAGAAGAAGGCGTAGATATATTAGTATCAGATAACTCTGCTAGAGTATCTGAAGCTGCTACCTGTGTAGCTATATATGCTTTAATTGATTGTTGTGTTGCTAATTTTGTAGCTGAATCAGAAGCAAAATCATCTTCATCTAATATTGCTGTTCCAGATACGCCTGTATTGATTACAGGACTTGTAAGTGTTTTGTTTGTTAAAGCTTGTGAACCTGCTAGTGTAGCTACAGTTGAATCTATTGCTACTGTTAAAGTATTACCAGAACCAGAAGTATCAATACCTGTTCCACCTGCTATATCTAAAGTTTCACTATCAAGGTCAATAGATAATGCTCCCCCAGAATCACCTTGGAAATCAAGGTCAGAAGCTGTTAACTGTGCATCCACATACGCTTTTACAGATTGTTGTGTTGGAACTAATGTTGCAGAGTTAGATGTCATATCATCTTCATCTACAAATGCAGTAATAGTTATAGCACCATCTGATAAACTTCCATATGTTAATGTGCCAGATACATCTGCGTTAGC